TCACCCAGGCCGTGAGCGACTCGGACATGGCGCTGGCCCTCGAGGGCCTGGGCGTCTACTACACCGAGAGCGGCGGTACCTTCCGGGACAGTGCGGGCAACATCGTGGAGCCCCAGCTGTACCCGGGTACCATCCTGCGGGGCACCAAGCTCGAGCGGGTGCAGGGTATCGGCAGCATCCAGCCGTACGGCGAGCACATCGATCGCCTGATCCAGTTCTGCCGGGAGGCATCCGGTACCCCGGACGTGGCCGTGGGCAAGGTCGATGTGGCCGTCGCCGAGAGCGGGGTCGCGCTGGCGTTGCAGCTGGGCCCGATGCTCAGCAAGGCCGCGGAGGCGGACGAGCACATCGTCGACGTGCACACCCAGCTGTTCTACGACCTGACGCAGGGGTGGTTCCCCGCCTACGAGCAGTTCAACTTCACGGACTGCGAGGTGCTGCCGACCCTGGGCGCCAAGGTGCCCCCGAACGTGTCCGCCGCCGTGACCATCGTGTCCGGGCTGGTCACCGCTGGCATCATGAGCAAGCAGACCGCCCGGGAGAACCTGGCCAAGGTGGGCGTGGAGTTCGCCGAGGACGAGGACGTGCGCTTGCAGGCGGACGCCGACGCGGCGGCGGCGGAGGCCAACCTGGGCGTGACCCCAGACGCCACCGACCAGCAGTTCCAGCAGGAGGCCGACGCAGCCAACGCGTAGTCGGGGCCCAGGTCGATTCTGAAGGGAGAGTAGCCCCATGGCCCAGCCCGAGCCGCTACAGCGGTTCTTCGGGGCGTACAAGCCCACTGAGGCCGAGATGCGCCAGGTGCTCGACGACGCGGCCCAGGAGGCCGAGCGCCTCATACCCAAGCTGATGGAGAAGCACACCACGGGGAGCACCATCAAGGCGGCTCAGCTGAGCCTCATCCTGAGGGAGATCCGCCAGCAGCAACACGCTATGTGGGGCGACCTGGGCGGGATCATCCGGGACGGCATGGAGCGGGCCAGCCTGGCAGCGGTATCGGGCGAGAACATCATCGACCGGTACCTGAGCCGAGCAGGGCTGGCTATGCCGGAGCTTCAGCAGTCCCTGCGGGCCCAGGCCATGCGCGGGTTCCGCAACGTGCTCGCCAAGGGCGCCAATGGCATTCCGCTGAGCAAGCAGGTGTACAAGACGGAGGCCCTGGCCAACGGCTGGATCGATAGGCAGGTGCGCAAGGCGCTCATCCTGCAGACCTCGGCGAAGGACCTCGCCAAGCAGGTGCGCCAGTTCATTGACCCCAACGTGAAGGGCGGGGTCAGCTTTGCCGCCTCCCGGCTGGCGCGCACTGAGCTGAACAACGCCTTCCACACCGTAGCCATCGAGCGCTCGGACGAGCCGTGGGCCAAGGGGGTGCAATGGCACCTGAGCGGCAGCCACCCACCGGGCCCGCCCGGTAAGCCGGAGGTGTGCGAGACGTACGCGCGGGTGGACCACGGCCTGGGCATCGGCATCTACGACCGCAAGAAGGTTCCGGCCAAGCCACACCCGCAGTGCCTCTGCTACATCACGCAGGAGGTGGTTTCCGAGGACGAGTTCATCGACCGCCTGCTGGCCGGTGACTACGACGAGTACCTGGGCCACGAGGCCGAGGAGAACCCGCCGAAGAAGGATCCGGCGCTGGCCTTCCTGGACGCCCACGCACACGATCCCGCCAACAGCACGGCCAGCCTGGTCAACCAGCTGGTGGGCAACTTCGGCGTGAAGCGTGACGATGCCAAGGCCATGGTCGCCACGTACCGCCCGCCGAAAGGCAAGCCTCGGGGCGGCGGCAAGCCCAAACCCACCGTCGTGCCGATGAAGCCGGAGGACCGCAACCCGGTGCCTGCGAAGGGGGAGCCGGGGCAGGGCCAGCACACCGGGCCGGTCAAGAGCGCGACCAAGGTACCCACCTCGACTCCCGCCACCCCAGCCCCTCCCTCGCAGACCGACGAAGTGCGGGCGCACGTGCAGCTCATCACCAAGTTCACGGGCAAGCAGAAGGAGCGGGTCACCAAGGCCCTCGATCGCCAGGGCCGGTTTGCCCCGAAGGCCATGCTCAAGCTTAACGAGGTCAAGGACTTCGACCGGGAGGCGCCCAGCTTCGGGCAGGCGGGCGTCGTTGGGGAGTACGACGAGCGTAGTCGCAAGATGTTCATCCACTCGTCGGCCTTTCTGCCCCGCGCGGCCCAGGTTTTCGAGAAGGAAAAGCGAACCAACTACATCAGCAAGTGCGGCCAGCAGTTCGATAGCCTGGACAACCTCATCGCCCACGAGTTCGGGCACCACGTGCACGACCGCTGGCTCACTACGGCCCCGGCCAAGGTGCGCAAGCAGGCCATCAAAGACATCTGTGCCGCTCTTGGCATTGCCCCGCCGCTGTTCTTCGACGACGCAAACTTGCTGCGCTGGGGCGAGACGCATAAGGTCGGTATCGCCAACAGCGTCAGCCGGTACGGGTCCACGAACATATTGGAAATGATGGCGGAGATATGGGCGGAGTACACTTTGGGTGACCCACCCCGCGCGCACGTTCGCGACACGGGGGAAGTGCTGCAACGCCTTGCCGAGGAGAATTCATGACCGAGCCAGCACCAGGCACCACCATCCTGGTCGACTTCGTAGACCCTGAGGGGCGTACCTGGGTGGCCGCTGGCGTGCTCGGGCCGCTGGTGCGCCACGAGGACGGTAAGCCCGCCGAGAGCATGCTCCCCGGGCTGACCAAGGGTAAGGAGATGCGCATCTCGGGGCTGCGGGTGGTGGACGGTGACTAGCCAGCGGCCGGTACAGTGCGCCGCGTGCAAGCACTGGCGCGACAGGCGAAGCCTCAACCCCACGTGTGACGCCTTCCCGGGCGGCATCCCCCTCAGCATCGCCATGTTCGGCGAGGACCACCGCACCCCGCGCAAGGGCGACCACGGCGTACGCTTCGAGCTGAAGGAGGGCCCGGAAGCCCAGGCCGACTTCGATAACTGGATGTTCGTGTTCTCTCCGGAGGAATGGGAGGCGGCGCAGCGTGGCAACCAAGCGGCAGGCAGCCAAAAAGGGGGCGATGAAGCGTAAGGGGCTGAGCGATTCAGCGGCCGGACGCATCGCCGGGATCAAAAAGAAGAAGAAGCGCAAGTAACTCGAACAACCTGGCGCGGGTACCCTGGAAAGAATGGGTGCCCGCGCTCTTGCTGTGCCCGTAGAATGGCACTCACGGAGGAGCAGTGCCCTCCGGCCTTGCGAGCAGTGCCGCAGGCAACCCATCCCAGTAGGAGCGATGACGATGAAGATCCGGCTTGCCAACGTGTTCCCTGAGGCCGCACCCACCCGGTGGGGCCAGCCACTGTTCGTCGACGGCAGTGGACGCCCGGTGTACCTGGGTCGGGGTGGCGACGGTACGGACGACGACGGCGAAGGCAGCGGCGACAGTGGCGCCGAGGACGACGCGGACGGCGACGACGATGCTGACGACGAAGGCGGCAAGGACGACAAGGCAAAGCCCGGTGCCGAAGCGGACGCCGAGGCCTTGCGCAAGAAGATGAAGCTGGCGGACAAGCGGGCGGCGGAAGCCGAGCGCAAGCTCCGCGACCTGGAGGACAAGGACAAGGGAGAGCTGGAGGTGGCCAAGCGTAAGCTCGAGGAGGTCACCGCCATCAACGCCAAGCTCCAGGAGAAGGTGAAGGCCCAGGCCCTCGAGAATGCGTTCGCCATGGCGGACGTGGGCATCACCTGGCACGATCCGGACGACGCGCTGACAGCAGCCGGACGCCTGGGGCTCATGGAGGGCGTGCAGGACGAGGACGGTGAGGTCGATAAGGCCAAGCTGGCCAGCGCCCTGAAGGCCCTCGCCAAGAAGAAGCCGCACTACGTCAAGACCAAGGCCGACGAGAACGACGAGCAGCGCAACAACGGCTCGGGCTCGACCGGCACCAGTACCGGCAGTGGTCGGAAGAAGGGCGCAGGAGACGGCCCCACAGAGGCCGAGCTTCGCGCCCGGTACGCCGCGATTCGCCGATAGCAGAAGGAGGAGGCGGGACCACACATGGCCCGTTATGACAAGTACGTGCCGGACCTGTCCGGTACCCGAGCGGTCCTGAACGCGGACTGGCTGGACGCGGACCTGGGCAAGGTCGTGCCGGTCAGCCTCAACACCACCGGCAAGGTGGTCAAGGGCACGGCGGGCCAGTCCGGCTTCGTCGGAGTGGTCTGCCTCACCAAGAAGCGCTACGCGGGCGACGTCGTCGACATCATGCAGTACGGCGACATCGTCGAGGTCACCGGCACGGTGGCGGGCCAGCGGTACTACGCCGTCGCCGATGGCAGCGGCATCTCCACCGCCGTGGTCCTGAACGGGTTCGTCGGGTTCACCGTCGAGGCCGACCGCCTGGTCGTCCGCGCCGGTCTGGGTGTTGGGGCGGTTTCCTGATGAGCGTCGCAACCCTCTCCCGCCCCCGGCTGGTCATCCCGGCCACGGCCATCGCGGCTCGCCCGCTGGCCTACACCAACCCGCGCACCATCAACATCCTCGGCGACCGCCACCTGAGCCAGCGCCTGGGCCTCCTGCCCGGCGTCTTCGGCGGTTCCAGCCCCCTGAGCGGCATCCACGCCGTCGGCGACTCGGTCATCACCCAGACCTCCGACGGCATCGACGTCAACCGGCTCTGGGCCGAGTTCCAGGCCGCGCTGGCCATCCTCAACGCCCAGCGCCAGCCCCTCATCGACCTGCTCACCTACACGGTGCCCCGGCCGGTGGAGAGCGTGCCGCAGGCGGGCTCCAGCACCAGGTTCGAGAAGTCGTCCGAGTTCGGTGTGCCGCGCGCCATCCGTACCGACGTCGACTTCTTCCAGATGGGCTTCAGCTTCGACGACTACGACGTCGGCGTGCGGTTCACCTGGAAGTACCTGCGGGACGCCAACGCCGAGCAGGTCCGGTCGGTGAATGCGGCCATCATGGAGGCCGACAACCGCCTGATCTTCGAGGAGGTCATGCGGACGCTGTACCGGAACACCAACCGGACGGCGGAGATCCAGGGCGCCATCAACAACCAGGCCACCGTCTACACGTTCTACAACGGCACGGACGGCGTGGTGCCCCCGAACTACCGCACGAACACCTTCACCAACACCCACACGCACTACCTCGTCAGCGGCGGCGCCACCGTCGACTCCGGCGACCTCGACGACGTGATGACCCAGCTCGAGCACCACGGGTACACCACGACCAACGGGTACACCGAGGTGCTGTGCGTGAACCCGGTCGAGGGCAACGTCATTCGGCAGTTCCGGAGCGTGGCCAACGGCGGCACCGCGACGTACGACTTCATCCCGGCGCAGGGCACGCCCACGTTCCTGCTCCCGGTCACGTTGCGCGTCAACGAGAGCGGCGCGGGCCAGCCCGCGAGCACCTACCGGGGCATGAAGGTGCTCGGCCAGTACGGCAACCTGCTCATCATCCAGGACGACTACTTCCCGGCGGGGTACCTCACCGGCTTCGCCACCGGGGGCCCGGAGAACATCCAGAACCCCATCGGCATCCGGGAGCACGAGCAGGCGCAGTACCGGGGTCTCATGCTCCTCAAGGGCCGGGACCCGAACTACCCGCTCCAGGAGAGCTACTACGGGCGCTCCTTCGGCACGGGCATCCGGCACCGTGGGGCGGGCGTCGTCATTCAGATCAAGGCCAGCGGCTCGTACGCGGTCCCGACGCAGTACGTCTAACCAGACGTGGGGCGGGGTCGGCCAAATCCCCGTGCGGCCCTCCCCGCCCCGCCCTCGCAGTGACCACGAAAAGGAGGCGGCATGAGCCGCGAGATTCCGGAAGACGAGCCGCTGTCGGCGGAGGACCGGACGTACCTCGAGGTGCGCGCAGAGTACGGGCGCATTCGGCGCATCGACGAGCGCAATGGTGGCGCGCCGGAGCCCGAGCAGGAGACCGAGGAGTCGCTGGCCCAGCAGATCGCTGAGCTGGAGGGGCAGGTCGCGGATCTGCGCGGTCGGCACACCCAGCTCGTGCTGGCCCGCGAACAGCAGGAGGCCCGCGTCCGCGACAACACCGTCGTCGACGGCCAGGGCGGCTCCGAGGCCCGCACCGACAACTACGACGACCTCACCAAGGCCCAGCTGTCGGCCAAGATCGAGAAGCTCAACGAAGACCGCGACGAGGACGAGCAGGTTTCCTCGTCCGGCACCAAGGCCCAGCTCATCGAGCGCCTGCGGGCCATGGACGCCGAGGACACCGAGGACGACGAAGACGACGAGGACGACGAGTAACCATGGCCACCAACGACCAGATCGCCGAGGTGCGGGAGTACATCGCTGAGCCCGGCATTGACACTGGGTGGACAGACGAGCGCATCGGCATGTACATCGACCGCGAGGAAGATCTGTACCTGGCCGCCTCGGCGATCTGGTTGTCTAAGGCTGCGAAGTACGCCAGCCTGGTCAACGTGAGCGAGTCCGGTTCCTCCCGGAGCCTGGGCTCGCTCATCGAGAACGCCAAGACCATGGCCGCCCTGTTCCGCACCAAGAGCACGGATACCACTGGCCCAGTGGTTACCGACGGTGACATCGTCCTTACCCGTCTCGTCCGGAAGTAGGTGCAGCGGTGGTCCGGTACTTCGGCCCCGATAACGGGAGCGCGTACGTCATCCTTCCCAACGGCCGACCGGCCGTGGGCAGGATTGCGAGCGTGTACGCCGACCCCGAGGGGACCATCCTCGCCGACATTCTAGCCGGAGATAGGGAAACCCAGGGGGAGCCGCTCACCTACGCGGTGGTAGACAGCACTGGGCGGCTCAACTTCTGGTTCCCGGACGAGCAGCCGGTTGTCTGGGTGCGGGTCAACGACGGTCCGCTGGTGCGGGTCACCGCTGACCTACAGGACCAGCTCGACGACGCCATCATCGATGGTGGCGGTGGCGGTGGGGTCACCATCGGCCAGGTCAACGCAGCCATCGGGGTGCACAACGCCGACAGCACGGCAGTACACGGCATTGCCGACACTAGCGCCCTTGAGACGGCCGCTGGGGCTCAGAGCAAGGCAGACGTAGCGGCAAGCACCGCCATCAGCACGGCGGCCTCAGACGCCACCACAAAGGCCACTACCGCCCAGGCGAACGCCATCAGTACGGCGGCGGCGGATGCCACCAGTAAGGTCGCCGCGCACGTAGCGGCGGTGGACCCGCACGGGGACCGCAGTTACGCCGACGGCCAGCTGGCCACCAAGGCCGATCTCGTAGGCGGCTTCGTGCCGACCAGTCAGATCCCGGCCATCGCCATCACGGACTTCCTCGGTACCGTCGCCAACCAGGCCGCGATGCTGGCGCTCAGCGGCCAGAAGGGTGACTGGGCCATCCGCAGTGACACCGGGACGACCTGGGTCATCAGCGGCAACACCCCGAGCAACCTCTCCAGCTGGACGCAGATGCCCAGCGCGGGCGCACCGGTGGTCAGTGTCAACGGCCTCACAGGGGCGGTGACGCTGGCCAAGGCGGACATCGGGCTCGACCAGGTGGACAACACCTCGGACGCCGCGAAGCCCGTGAGCACCGCCACCCAGACCGCGCTCAGCCTGAAGGCCAACCTCGCCAGTCCCACCTTCACGGGAACGGTGGGCGGCATCACCAAAGCCATGGTCGGTCTGGGCAACGTAGACAACACCTCCGACGCCAGTAAGACCTTCGCCGAGTCTCAGATCACCGGGCTGGTCAGCGATCTGGCTGCCAAGCAACCGCTCGACGCGGACCTCACCACCATCGCCAGCCTCACGGCCACCACCAACAACGTCATCCAGAGCGTCGGCAGTGCCTGGGCCAGCCGGACACCGGCCCAGCTGAAGGCCACGCTGGGGCTCGTAAAGGCCGATGTCGGGCTGGGCAACGTCGATAACACGGCGGACTCGGCGAAGCCAGTCAGCACGGCCACCCAGACGGCCCTCGACGGCAAGGCAGACCTTGTCGGCGGGGTGGTGCCCACCTCCCAGATCCCGGCTCTGGCCATCACCGAAGTGTTCACGGCGGCCAACCAGACCGCCATGCTGGCCCTCACGGCCCAGCGCGGCGATGTGGCGCTGCGCACGGACGTGGGCAAGACCTACATCCTGAGCACCGACAGCCCCGCCACCCTCGCAGACTGGAAGGAGATCCCGGCCGTCGGGGTCGTCCAGTCGGTGAACGGCCAGGTCGGCGTCGTGGTGCTGGCCAAGGGTGACGTCGGGCTGGGTAGCGTCGACAACACCAGCGATGCTGGAAAGCCGGTCAGTACCGCCCAGCAGACGGCGCTGAACCTCAAGGCTGATCTGGCGAGCCCCACCTTCACCGGTACGCCGACCCTGCCGACGGGCACCATCGCCACCACCCAGACGGCGGGCAACAACACGACGGCAGTGGCCACCACGGCCTTTGTGGCGGCTCTGGGCGCCTTGAAGGCCAACCTGGCCAGCCCGACGTTCACTGGCACCGTCTCGGGCGTCACAGCGGCCATGGTCGGCGCCCCGGCACTCTCGGTGCTCACCGCCACGGGC